GGGCGGCGACGGTTTAGTTATGATTGAATGGTGGACTTAATTACAAGATATAATATGGAATCCCGCTCACGGACGTGTTATTAAATAGTATTATTATCAATTAAATAATACTATTATATAATATATAATGCCTGGAGCTTTAATGCAATTGGTCGCTTATGGAGCGCAAAATGTCTATTTAACAGGAAATCCCCAGATGACATTTTGGAAGGCGGTATACCGCCGTCATACCAATTTTGCCATAGAATCAATTGAGCAAATATTCAATGGACATGGCGATTTTGGGAGTTATCTACAATGTTTAGTAGGAAGAAATGGAGATTTGATTCATAGTACGTATTTAGTCGTAACCCTGCCGGAAATTGATTGCTGTTGGGACACGCCCCCACAAGGTGTCGGTGATGCGAGTGGTGTAGACGCGAAGTGGGCTCGTTGGATAGATTATCCTGGTGAGAATCTCATTGAGTATGCAGAGATAGAGATTGGGGGGACAATAATGGACAAGCAATATGGAGAATGGATGCACATATGGAACCAATTGACCCTTACGAATGATAAGAGAGAGGGTTATAATAAGATGATCGGTCAAACAACCAGCCTTACCTATCTTACTATGGGACAGTCATACAGTGATACAAATTGTTCTTGCTGTAAACAATTATGCGATGGGTGTGACGGACCCTGCAACCGATGTGCCTTTCGTTGTGCTTTACCCGAAACAACATTATTTATCCCGCTTCTCTTTTGGTTTTGTCGCAATCCCGGATTGGCATTGCCTCTTATCGCCCTTCAGTATCACGCGGTAAAAATAAATATTCAATTAAGAGATTTAGAGTGTGTATTATGGGCAGTTGATTCTTTGAACGACGGTGACGGTCAACCCTCTGGGACTCTATTACAAGCCACGAGATCTACCCCGGGTGCCGGTGCTTATAATAAACATCTTGTCACTTGTTCTCTCTTTATGGACTTTGTATTTTTGGACCGGGACGAGAGAAGATATATGGCACAGAATCCTCACCAGTATCTAATTGACCAAGTTCAGTTCAGTGGGACGGTTTCTACAGCTGTATCGGAAAATATTCTGGAGTTAGATTTTAATCATCCTTGTAAGGAGATATTTTTGACGACACAACAAGAATATTTTAGAGATTGTTGTAAGCAATTTGAGGCTCATGAGCCATTGTATAAAGCCTTAGGTATTCAGCCGTTTAATTATACGGACTGTTTGGATGCAATGCCGCCTGCTTTTCATGCTTTTCATGCACCTAATGCTTTGCATAGCGAAGCTGAATTTGGAACGAAGACCATTTATGAAAGTCTATTTAGAAATCCGGGGGCGGCGGGACCGGCGAATCAAGGGGCGCTTGAACCTTGGGAGCTGGACATTTACGCGAATGGATGGAAACCCGGTGCACACCCTGATATATCATCATCATATGCGCCTCTCTCGGCACGATTTAATAGTCTGGTATCAGATGCTGGGTCTATTGTATTAGCGGAAACGGCACTGAATATGCATTGTTGGGGAAAAAATCCCATATATCGTATGGTATTACAGCTCAATGGACAATATCGCTTCAGCGAACGCGGTGGTAAATGGTTTGATCTTATTCAGCCTTTTAAATATCACACTCATTTACCCGACACTGGGATAAATATTTATTCTTTTGCCTTAAAACCTGAGGATTATCGCCCATCAGGCACTTTGAATTTTAGTCGTATTGATAATGCTAATTTACGCCTTACTCTCTCTAATTTCATGTTTAACAACCATAACACTGGTGTAGATATAAAGGTTTATGCGACAAACTACAACATCCTGCGCATTATGGGTGGAATGGGTGGCTTGGCGTATTCCAATTAAAAAAAAAAAAGTACATATAATATAATATAATGCCAGGAGCTTTAATGCAATTAGTAGCTTATGGAGCACAGGACGTCTATTTAACGGGAAATCCCCAAATGACTTTTTGGAAAGCAGTGTACAAACGTCACACTAATTTTTCTATGGAATCGATTGAGCAAGTGTTTAATAGTCAAGGTGATTTCGGAAGATATATGCAATGTGTCGTAGGAAGAAATGGTGATCTAATTCATAGCACCTATCTTGTAGTGACCTTACCAGAGATTAATTGTTGTTGGACAACACCACCCTGCCAATTATTGAATATGCTGAAGTCAATATTGGAGGAACTGTTATCGACAAGCAATATGGGGAATGGATGCACATATGGAATCAACTCACGCTTAGCGATGAGAAAAAGAAAGGATATCACAAAATGATTGGACACACCACAGAGCTTACTTATCTTACCATGGGGCAGGCGCCCGCCAATAGTAAATGCTCGTGTTGCAAACGGCTATGCGATGGTTGCACTGGACCTTGTAATACGTGTGCATTTAGATGTAATTTGCCAGAAACGACCTTATATATTCCCCTGTTATTTTGGTTTTGCCGCAATCCAGGATTGGCATTACCCTTAATTGCCCTTCAATACCATCAAGTGAAGATAAATATTCAATTACGCGATTTGAATTGTCTTTTGTGGGCAGTAGATTCGTTGAGTGACGGCGGCGACCCCACGCTGAATCTGGTGGACGGTTCTTGGAACGACGTCTTCCTCCCTAAAGCGTGTGGAACAAGCATGCAGGCGATGGCAGGAGCATCGGTCACGGTGCCGGCGGGGACAGGTCACACCAAGAATACATGGGACCTCTCGGGTGCGACTCTTTCGCGTAGTCATAGTGATGGGGCATATACCAAACATTTAGTTACTTGTTCACTGTTCATTGATTATATATTTTTAGATCGCGATGAAAGAAGATATATGGCGCAAAATCCCCATCAATATCTGATCGAACAAGTGCAGTTTAATGATACAGTTTCTACAACATTATCTGAGAATACTCTGGAGTTAAATTTTAATCACCCGTGTAAAGAAATCTTTTTAACCACCCAACAAGAATACTTTAGAGATTGTTGTAAACAATTTGAAGCTTGTGATCCTCTTTACAAAGCATTGGGCATTCAACCATTTAATTATACCGATTGCTTAGATGCTATGACACGGGCTTACCATGCGTTTCATGGACCCGACGATGGGACGGCTGGAAATTTATCGATATATGACATCGGGTTGTACGAGGCAGCGTGCGGCTGGGACGAGGCGGCGACATCGTTTGGCACACATATTATACGTGAGGGATTATTCAGAAACCCGGGCGCCATGTTCGACCACCGCGCCCACGACGGACATGAATGGGATGAGGGGGGCTACGCGGACGGGTGGCAGAACGACACATCCAAAAACAGGCAATCATTTGCGCCCCTGAGTGCCAACCAGAATAGTTTTGTTTCAGATACTGGTGCCATTACCTTAGCCAAGACCGCCTTCAATCTGCATTGCTGGGGAAAAAATCCTGTGCACCGGATGGTATTGCAGCTCAATGGACAAGATCGTTTCAGTGAACGTAGGGGTAAATGGTTCGGTCTTGTCCAACCCTTTAAATATCACACGAATTTACCCGATGCTGGGATAAATATTTATTCTTTTGCCTTGAAGCCCGAAGACCACAATCCCTCTGGCACTTTGAATTTTAGCCGTATTGATAATGCTAATTTGCGTATTACTCTCTCTAATTTCATGTTTAACGACCATAACCAAAATATTTCCATCAAGATTTACGCGACAAACTACAATATTCTGCGCATTATGAGCGGGATGGGTGGCTTGGCGTATTCCAATTAAGGTTATAGTATACTTTATACCATATGTATAAAGCATTACTCCTTCTTTTTCTCTCGATAACAGGATTATATATCTACTATAAATCCTGTATGTACTACCATCGTCCATTATTCACCACGATTCCAGATGTTCCTACATTGATAGACGATATCCGCGTTCCTTATCGCGTACGCCATCACCTCGATGCTTTCTCTCACTGGGATATTCAGTATTTTCGAGAGAAATATGGGGATACAGAGATTTATGTCCTTCATTCCGCAAATCCCAAGTGTAGCGTTAAGGATGCCGAGTTACTCAAGATGCCATTGAGTGAATACATTGACACGTATATCACAGGCGATCACCCCGAAAAGCAAAATTATTATTTTAAAAGTGAGGATGGGTATAAGTTTTTGAAATCTGTGGGACTTGAGAGAGAGATCGGGGATCATTTTAAGGCAAAGGTGCCTCTGCATACCAATTTTTATACATCTTTTTGGATGGGTCCTAAGGGATCGACGACTACTTTTCATTATGACACTGATTACACCAATTTCCTCTGTGTACTGGAGGGAAGAAAGAAGATTTATTTATTATCACCACAGGCATCCCATCATGTGAAGAGTATAAAAACTGAGTATGGCGACTACTGGGGTGAATTTGATTTGAGTAATAACGAGAGAGTATCTGAGCTGAAGAAGCGTGGTGAGTTGTGTGAGATCATTGTAGATCGGGGTGATATATTAAATATTCCGCATAATGTGTGGCACGCGGTGATAAACCTTGAAAATACGGTTTCTTTTACTTTTCATTATGAAACTTTAGAGTCAACATTTTTTGGTTTGTGTTTGTGACTGGCCAGTCACAGTCGGGTCTAGATTATATTTTTATTTGTTACCTATTTTGCTTAGACATGGATTTTGGGGATAGATTTGGGCGAGATTCGTGGGGGGGGGTCCCCCGTTTTGGACATTTTTGTAATGTCCAAAATGGCACATGGGGTGGGAGAAATAAACCCAAAATCTGCGTACCAATCCATGGCTTCTTGATGCATGGAGAAGGATTACGATATTTCATTTTTTTTTTCATGTAGGGGCTTATTTTTCGAAAAAACGGCGATCGCCGAGAAAAGCCCAAAAAGCCCATATTTCAGATGCTACATAATGCTACAAAAAAAAACCCCAAAAAAAATAGTTGAAAAAAAAAGGAGTCCTCTTGAAGGGTTAAAATAATTTTAAGCAGGAATTGTTCCCTACAAGAGAGGACATGCTACAAAAAACCCCAAAAAAAACCCCAAAAATTCCACCTACAACATTGAAGAATGGGTCTATATATTAAAATTGGGAAAAAAACCCCAAAAAACCCCAAAAAAACCCCAAAAAAACCCCACGGCAAATAGTTGAAAATTATGTGACTGTTCTTGGGGGTATAAATATATTTTGGGTTATATATTCCCCTACAACATAATAATGCTACATAATGCTACACAAAAAAACCCCAAAAAAACCTGCCGAAAAAAGAGGAGTCCTCTTGAAGGGGTGAAATTATTTTAAGTCAGTAATCCCCCCTACAACACGAAAAAATGCTACAAAATGCTACAAAATGCTACAAAATGCTACAAAAATAATTTAATGATATATTATTAAATTATATATGTCTCAAAAGAAATATATTTGTGAAAAATGTAATTTTTATTCGGACAACAAAAAGGATCATACGAAACACTTACATACGGTTAAACACAAAAAAATACGATGCGTGCCTCCTCCCATTAAAGAGTGTGTAATAAAATATAAATGTGAAAAATGTGACAAAGATTATCTTCATCATTCAAGTTATTATCGTCATACAAAGAAATGTTTATCATTTAGTAAGGAGAAGGATAATATGAAAGATGTGATAATTAAGAAACAGGTGGATATAATTGCAAGACAAACGAAGGAGGCTGAGGTTATGCGTGGTTTGATGACGGAATTGATTACTGCTACGAGAGAAATGGTTCCTAAAATAGGGAATAACAATATGTCTATCAATGTATTTTTGAATGAGCATTGTAAGGATGCGATGAATTTAACTGATTTTGTGGATAAAATTCGTATTACACTGGATGATTTAATGAAAACGCGTCAATTTGGTTATGTGGGTGGGATTTCTAATATTTTTATAAGAAATTTGAGGGATTTATCGGATATGGAGCGTCCCATTCATTGTAGTGACAAGAAGAGACTGAAATTTTATGTGAAAGATGACAATAAGTGGGATAAGGATGATGGAGAGAAGATAAAGAAGGCGATAGATAAGGTGGCGATTAAACAGGTACGGGTAATAAAGGAGTGGGAGGATATGCACCCTGGTTATTTAGAAGATGAGGGCTTAATAAATCAATGGCGCACGATGATTCATGCGACTATGGGTGCTGCGAATGAAGATGATCGAGAGAGAAATGAGAAGGAGATATGTAAGAATGTTGGGGAGAATATAATTTTAAAGGATGCCCTTGAAAAAATATAATATAATATAAATGGGTACAGTTGGATCTATTATAATTCATTTCAATCTTTTGAATAAAGATAGAGATAAAGATAAATCAGTTTATGATATTTTTGAGCCTCGTCCTAATAAGTATCTAAACGCCAAGCATTGTGATTTAAAGAGACCTTTGTTGCGAAAATAATATATAAAAAGTATATTTATTAATATATTAATGGGTAAAAAAAGTCGTCGCCGAGAGAAAAAGGAACCGAAAGAGTTAAAGAGTAAAGGGGAGCGTCGACAGGAGATAGAAACTATTAAAGAAAAATTAACCTCACTTGGTTTAAGTGAATCTATCAAGGGGGTGGATGTATTTTATGAGCGTGCTGAGCATTTTATAGAAACAGGTGAATCATGGAGTGGTAAAATAAAGGTGTCGGGATGTAAGCGAACTTTAGATATTATCTTGACATCAATGAAGGGAAAGGAGTGTCTTGCGGCGTTATTATATAACAAGAATGGTTAAAGGGATACTACGGGCGAGTTTGTATCTATGTTTTCCACGAGAGATGCTTGATATTGTAGCATGGGTGTATTTCGTTTTCTGTTGACATACCAGCGTATTGCGAAGGCGGTATTAAATAATAATGATAAAAAGGTAAAGATGGCTAAACCTGGGCATGAGTCCATATAAATAATTAAAATATTTATTCTTTAATTATTTATGAATTTTCTGAACAAAAGGCTGCAAAGGCATTAGCAGTTCTGGGTCCTTTATAGTCCTTAATTTTATCTCCATTGCTGTCTAAAAGTACGAGAGATGGGTATCCTGTGATTCCGTATTTTTTAACTTCATCGGGTGCTTCTCCCTGTTCGGTTTTGCGTGTTTTTATACCACTGTCATTGTTGGATTCGAATTTAGACCATTCGGGCATCATATTTGTGCAATGGGGGCACCCATTCATATGGTAGAATACAAATTCACTTGCGCCGGTGAATCCCTCACTGAATGTCCGCTTTATAAGCCTGCGCACAAAGGGTAAAAGGCAGGAGAAAAGGCAAAAGAGGATGACGGCTGTTGCTACACAACACAAAATGGGGTTCATGCCTTTGCAACTTCTATTTAACGATTTCAACAAATTCATTATATAATATAATAATACAAAAAAATTTGATATATTTATTATGATCGTCTAAATACTTAATATAACTATAAATTATATGACCAAGGTTTGGATTCTTACTTACTCATTTTTACTGATAAAATAAATCCGTAAATAATTACATAACAGAGCCCCATAAACATTGTTGCCCTGGTACCTTTAATGTGTCCATAATAAACCCACATAAGATTAGAAGCTAGGGCGAAAAACAATCCTATGAATGGAAAATCTTCTGCTGTTTTTGTTTTTTTTACTCTATTTACTACAGGAGCAAAAGAAACCACTCCAATTAGTGTTGCCACAATTCCCAATATTTCTAATTTGGATATCATTGTATATAATTACATTATTTATTAATACAAAAAAATTTGATATATTTATTATGATCGTCTAAATACTTAATATAACTATAAATTATATGACCAAGATTTGGATTCTTATGGATGGGTTAACGCGTGCTTACCCGGTGTTTATAGTTTTGTATTCTTTTTTGAGTGGGTTGTTACATAATTGTCGAGAGAGTATATTATTTGGATTTTATCTATTGGGGACAGATATATTTAATAATATACTAAAGCGTTGGGTTTTCGGACCGATAATGAGGAACAAGTGTCTTCCAATTTTGGGTTATGGGTGTCGACCGGCTAAATGTATGAACACAGGATTATTTAAAGATGGCAAGATTTCCACTAGTTATGGTATGCCTTCTGGGCATGCCCAAATATCTTGGACCTTTACGACCTATTGGATACTAAAATTATGGAACGAGAGAGAGAGAAGTAGAGAATCTAAAATATTGCCAATATTATTTTTGTTGTATTGTTCTCTCCTTATATCCTATAGTCGTGTCTGGTGGGCGAAGTGTCATAGTATCCAACAGGTGATTATAGGATCTATGTTTGGCATTTTTTTGGGTATATTAGGGTATATTTTGTTTGCGTCAAAAAGAGAACCACTGTAACAAAAAAACGTCAAAAAGAGAACCACTATAATAAAAAAACGTCAAAAAGAGAACCACGATAATAAAAAAACGTCAAAAAGAGAACTTTAAAAAAAATCCTTGTTATATATATTTAGACAGTAAATTATATTATCTCTCGCTATATTATAATGTTTAATTGGCTTAGATCAACCATGAAGCGTGGATGTTGTGGATGTCGGGGGACTCGGCGAAGGGGGCGCGGCACCCGAAAGCGCCGTACACGGGTGCGCCGGTTACGCCGGTTTCGCCCGCGTCGGCGTAGAAAGCGGTAGAGTGCAGCGCACACTCTGCACCACCGCGCTTATGACCCAATAAGGCGTTAATGAGTAAAATACCCAGATAATATTTATTTAGCGCAGATTTATGTAGGGGCACGCAGAAAATTACATTAACAAAACGTTACCATATATGCTAAGGATATTAATTATTGTTACCATTATTATAATTATGATCACATTGTGACCATAATTGCAATTTTTATAAATTACTCGCAAGTTTTGTTACCATATATGCAGTCATTGTCGCAAAGTTGTTGGAGATTGTGTAAATCGGCGATAAAAACGTCAAAAAGAGAACTAAAAACTCCAAAAAGAGAACTAAAAACATTAAAGTTTCCTAAAGCAGCCAGAAAATTAGTTTTTTGCCATTATTTTTTTTCTCAAACAATATTAT